GCCGCCCTCCAATCGATACCTCTCCCTAGCTCCCTCCCGCCGCCGATCACCGGCGACCTAAGCCGAGGGTGAGCGGTAGCCGCCGAAAGGCGGCGGAGAGAGATCGCGGGCCGCGACTATCGCCACCCTTACCCGCCCGCAGTCGGCTAGCCGACTTTGAGGCCGCCTCAAAGGAGTGTGGCTTTCGGGCCATGCCCCACCAAGAGATAGCCGCCCGCTATATCCAAGCGACCAAAGGGCGGCGGTGGCTCTACCCCGAGGTGGCCGACATTGAGCCGCGCCAAAATGGTAAGAGCTCCAAGCTCGTACCCCTCATCACCACCCGCTTGGTGGCCGGTGAAAAAGTGATGCACACCGCCCAAAATCGAGCCCTACCAAGAGAGGTATTTCTCGAGGTGGCGGCGGTGATGGGGCTCAAATACCGGGCCCTACTGGCCGGGTCCCCAAGGCTCGCCAATGGCCAAGAGGTGATCCGCACCAAGGCCGGTGGCCTATATCGCATTGTCGCCCCCACCTCGGGCGGAGCTCGAGGCCCGGCTAACGACCTGGTAATAGTCGATGAGGTGCGCGAATTTCAGGACTGGGACTTTATCGGGGCCGCGAGGGCCACCCTCACCGCCTCGGCCAATCCGCAAATGCTTTACCTATCCAATGCCGGTGATGAGGCCTCGGTGGTGCTTAATGCCCTCAAGGCCCGGGCCGATGCCGATGCCTCTCTCGCCTATTTGGAGTGGAGTGCCCACCCCGAGCGGGCGGTGGAGGATAGAGAGGGATGGGCCGAGGCTAACCCCGCCCTGGGCATCACCATCCGAGAGAGCTTTCTAGAGTCTCAATTCACCGCCTACCGGCTCGAGGGGCGGCTAGATATCTTTGAGACTGAGCACCTCTGCCGGTGGGTCCGGGCAGTGGGTAAGCGGGTGGTATCGGATATCTCGATGGATCGCGCCCGGGCCACCAAGCTCGAGCCGCCAAGGGCCCCGGTGCTCGGCCTGGCGGTGACCCCCACCCGGGCCTCGGCGGTTACCGCCTGGGCCCAATCCGATGGCTCGGTGGCGATCACCTTGGCCTTGGACGTGACTGGTAATCCATTGGACCTCGAGGCCCTCGGAGCGGCCCTCAAGGGCTACGCCCAAAAGGCCCATATTCGGACCACCGGCTACTCGGCGGCCACTGACCGGGATGCCATGAGGTATCTCGATAAAGGCCGGGCCCTCAACCGGGAGGAGCTCGCCGCGGCCTCGGCCCGCTTTGCCTCCACCGTGGAGGGGGGCCGCCTGCGCTGGGTGGGGGCCGAGGCGGTGGCCTCCGACCTGGCCTACCTCACCCGGCGGGAGTACCAAGGTTTTTGGATCGCCGAGGCGGCCAAGGATCGCACCCCCACCGCTGGCCTGGCCGCTATCCGGGCGGTCTATCTCGCCACTGAGCCGCGATCCAAGGCCCGGATTTTCTAGCCGACTTTATGCCCGCCGGTGTGCATAAATGGTGCATACTCCCGGGGTGATAGAGGGGCTCCGCCATTTCTTGGGCTTGGATATCGAGCCCCGGGCCATTGCCTCCGACGCCGATGTACCCGGCCTCACCGACCAAATACTCCGAGCTCAAGGGGTCCACCCGCGGCCTTGGTACCCCACCCGCCCCCGCGATGCCATCGCCAATCCGGCGGTATTCCGAGCCGTCACCCTATTGGCCAACCTGGGCGGCTCCCTCTCGCTCGAGGCCTTTAGGTATGGCGAGAAAATGGCCGAGCCCCCGGTATTGGTCCGGCGGCCCGACCCCTTTATCTCACTCCGCGAATTTGTGCGCGACTCGATCTACACCTTGGCGATGTATGGCGAGTGCCTTTGGTATGTCGGGGCCCGCGATGGGGACGGAAATCCGATTAGCCTCCGGGTCACCAATCCGGTGGAGTGGACCATCGCTTGGGATGCCCAGCAATGGGGCCGGGTCTACACCTGGCGTAACCGGGAGATAAAGCCCCGCGATGTGATCCACCTCACTTTTAGCCGTGACCTCGGATCACCTCGAGGGGCGGGCCCATTGCAGCTTTGCGGGGCGGCCCTGTCGGTGGCCCAAGCGGCGGATGACTGGGCGGCCACTTTCTACGCTTTCGGGGGCACCCCCTCGGTGGTGCTCAAGGTCGGCGATGAGCTAGACCCCGAGGAGGCCGCCGAGCTCAAGGCCCAGTGGACCGCCCGGGCCAATGGCGAGCCCGCCGTATTGAGTGGCGATATGGACGCCAAGCCCTTTGGCCTGTCCCCCGAACAGGGGCAACTTAACGAGGCCCGCACCCACTCCACCGGCGATGTGGCGCGGGCCTTTGGTATCCCCGGCCACCTCCTCGAGTACGCGGTGGCGGGCTCCTCACTGACCTATCAAAACATTGGTGAGGTGGGGGCCGAGCTTGTCCGGTTCACCCTGGCCCCGGGCTACCTCGAGCCAATCGAGGTGGCTATCTCCGACCTCCTCACCCGATCCACTGTCGCCCGCTTTAACGTGGAGGGCATCCTGCGGGCCGACATTAAGACCCGCTTCGAGGTTTATAGCCTGGGCATTGCCTCGGGCGTATTGAGCCCCGCCGATGGGCAACGAGCCGAGGGCCTCATCCCGGGTGGTGTAGAGACTGCGCCAATGCCCGCCAATCCCGCCACTGTGGAGGTAATCCCCAATGCCTAGAGCCAAGACCAAGACCACCACCGAGGCCACCACCACGACCAAGACCAAGACCACCGCCAAGCCCTACCGCCACACCCGGACCAATGCAATTCGGATGAGCTCGGGCCCGCTTGGTTATCCCTACGTGCCCGCCGATGAGGCGGTGGCCGATCCGCCCGGCGATAAGGCCGAGGAGGCCTAGGCCATGCTCGAGTACACCGAGGCTCCGATCACCCTGCGCGATGAGGACCGCCGCGAGGTGGAGGCCCGTATTGTCCCCTGGGGCGAGTACGCCTCCACCGCCGAGGGCCTCGAGGTAATCGAGCGGGGGGCCTTTGAGGGCCTCGATCCGGCCTCGGTGGTGCTGCGCCTCGATCACCTCGACCCGGCCCTGGGCCGCGGCCTGTCGCTCGAGGAGCGCGAGGATGGGGCCTATATGGCCTTTCGGGTGAGTGCCACCGCCCGCGGTGATGAGCTCTTGGCCCTTATCGGCGATGGGGTCTACCGCGGGGCCTCGGTGGGCTTTGAGCCGATCCCCGAGGCCACCAAGCTTGGCCACCATAAAGGCCGCCGGGTCACCATCCGTAGCCGTATCAATCTGCGGGAGGTATCCGCCACCTGGCGGCCCGCTTATCCCTCGGCCACCATCACCCAAATGAGGAGCGAAGAAATGGACGCCACCACCACCGAGGCCATCACCGCCTCACCCCCGCCGCCCGGCGGTGACCTCCTCGAGCGAATGATGGCCCGCCTCGAGGGCCTCGAGGAGCGAGCCCGCCAAGATGCCACCCTGCCGCCTGGGGCCATGCCCGGGGTGGAGCTCCGCCTGGGTGATTGGGCATCACTCGCCATGCGTCACCTCTCGGGGGAGCAAATCTCTAACCTCGAGACTCGCGCCCTGGCCGAGATCATCACCACCACCAATCTTGGCGTAGTGCCCCCGGCCTACTCCTCGGAGCTCCTCGGCTTTATCGATAGCTCGCGCCCATTCCTTGAGAGCACTCGCCGACTGCCCACCCCGGGGGCGGGTATCCAAATGATTGTGCCCCGCTTGGTGACCCGGCCCACTGTCGGCGTACAGGCCGCCGAAAAGGATGACCTGACCTCGACCAATACCGCTATCGATACCGTGACTTTCGGTATGTCAACGGTAGGCGGGGCGGGTGACCTGTCGCTCCAATTGCTCCGCCGATCATCGCCCGAATTCTTGGACCTCTACGTCCGGCTCCTGGCCGAGGCCTACGCGATCAAGACCGACGATATGGCGGTCGATGCCCTCTTGGCGGTGGCCGCGGTGGTGGAGGGTGGCGAGCTCGACCCCGAGGCCTTGAGCCTGGGGGCGGCCTACTCAAACAGCATGGCCGCCACCAACCGGCCCCCTGACCGGATTTGGCTCTCACCCGCGGCCCTGGCCGCCTTTATCGATGCCAAGACCGGAGCGGGTGGCGGTGGGGTACCGATGTACCCGGGCCTGGCCCAAATCGGCTCCATCACCGCCGATGGGGCGGGCGGCCCCAATCCGATGACCCTCCGCCCGGTGGTGGTGCCCGCCCTGGCCGATGAGGCGGTGGATATCATCGTCGGGCCATCGTCGGGCTTTGGATGGGCCGAGGATGGGACCTACACCCTCCAAGCCGATAACCCGCTTCAGGCGGGCCGCGACGTGGCCTTGGTGGGCATGGTCTGGTTTGCCCCGCTTTACCCGGCGGCTTTCACCACCTATACCCTCCCCGCCGCCTAAGCCCGCACCGATCCGATGGCCTGGCCAACGCTCGAGGAGCTCAAGAGTGAATTGGGCATCACTCAAACCCTCCCGCCTGAGCGGGAGGTGATCCTCGAGCGGGCCTTGGCCGCGGCTCAAGACCAAGTGAAAATCGATGTAGCCGGGCGGGCCAACGCGACCGAGTATTGGGAGGATGAGGTAGACCTCACCCCCTCCCTCGAGGCCGCGGCTCTCCTCTTGGCGGTCAAGATCACCAAGGCCCCCTCGGCCCCCTTTGGGGTGGCGGCGGTATTCGATGCCGGGGGCCTTTACGTGGCCGCTAGGGACCCCCAATACCGGCGGCTCCTCAAGGGCCACCGGGTAGCTTTCGGAGTGGCCTAAATGACCCCCTGGGGCATCCTCTCCGAGCGAGTAGCGGCTACGTTCGGAGAGGGCCCCGCCCCCAATATCTCCGCCGGGCCGACTGCCGTAGTGGCCGCCGATGCCGTAGTGATCCGGCCCGATGAGCCTTGGCTCGATGCTCTCGGAGCGAGCTATACCACCCGCCTCGAGCGGTATGTCTGCCTCTTGGCGGTGGGGGTGGGCGATCCCGCCTCGAGCCTCGAGCGGCTCTACTCGATGGCCCTGGCCATTACCGAGGCGGCCTCGGATGCCGGGTGGGCCTGGGCCACCACCTCCGGGGTAACGCTCGATGAAACCACCGGGGTCCCCCTATTGGTAGTGGCGGTCCACGTCACCTATAAAGCCCCCAAGTAGTGAGGAGATAAGGCCATGGCCGCCCCGATCATCATCAAGGACCCGATGCTCATATTCCAAGAGCTCGACGCGGCGGGCGACCCGACAGTGGACCCGCCGGTGGACGTATCCGAGGATGTGACCTCGGTGGAAATCGGCTTTGACCAAGACATTGGCACCATCACCACCTTTACCGGAAGCTTTCGCATTCCGGGCGAGGTGATCAATTCGGCCACTGTGTCTTGCGTGATCACCGCCGACACCTCCACCAATTGGGCGGCCCTCTTGGGCCTGTCGGTGGAGGCCCAAATCTATGACCGGGCCGACGCCACCAAATACCGCCGGTTCGCCACCCAAATCGATATCGACCCGAGCCTCTACGGCTCGACCACCCCGGGCGAGGCCCGCGAGGTGGATATTGAGCTCCCCGTATTTGGGGACGTGGAGTGGGTGACGGTTTAACGCCCACCTAGCCAATGGAGGCCGCTACCTCAATGGATGTACCAATCTCGGAGGCCCCTCTCTCTCGAGGTGAGATAGAGGGCCTCCGCGACTCGTTGACAATGCTCGATATCTACCGGGCCCGAAAGGTGGCCAAGGATGCCGTAGAGGTGGGCCTCGAGGCCTACCACCAAGCGGCCCTCCGCCTGGCGGTGATCCCCGAGGGCTCGAGCCTCGAGGACTTTCTAGCCCGTATCCGGGCCGACGACTTTAACGAGATCATGGGGGCGGCCCGGGCCGAAAGCCCTTTAGTGAGTGGTGGCGAGAGCGGGCCGACTTTCTCAAGTGGTACGGGTACACCCCGCGAGAATTCCTCGAGCTAACCGAGGCCGAGTATCTCGGGCTCTTGGCCGCTATCAAAGATCACGTCAAGGCCGCCAATAAGGCCTCGAGGAGAAAGCGATAGTGGCCACCTCGATAGCAGCGGGCCGCCGGATATTTAAGGCCCTCATGGCCGACCTCGGAGGTAAGAAAGTGGTATTGGCGGGGGTAATGCCGGTGGTGCAAGACCTGGCCATCCGCAACGCCTCCGCCCACCCAACCCCTCAATCTCGGATAGCCGCCACCGGGCTCAAGGTGGCCGGGCCTCAACGAAATTGGCTCATGGTGCCCAAGAGCTCGGGCCTAGCCGGGGCCCTGGCCGGGGGCTCCGAGTGGGGTGGTAAGCGATACCGCCAATTTGGCCCGCCGCGATCCTCTCCCGCTTGGCTTAATAGCCTGGCCGAGCGAGAGGACCCGGCCATTGCCTCGGCCCTCGAGCGGACCATTAACGAGCTCCTCGAGGCCCATACCTAATGGCCACCCTCAAGCTTACGGTCGATGTAGCCGTACCCGGGATGGAGGGGCTAACCAAAGTTACCTCCGAGCTCGAGGGGATAGAGGGGGCCGCCTCTAAGACCGGCTCGACCATGACCGGGATATTCCAAGGTATCGGCCAGTCGATAGCCTCATTCGGTATCGGCTTGGTGACCTCGGGCATATCCGCCGCGGTGGACCAAATTGGTAACTCGATCACCCTGGCCAGTGATAAGGCCGAGGCCGCCTCTAAGGTCAATGTACTTTTCGGCCAATCCGCCGACGTAGTTACCAAGGCCTCCGAGGATGCCGCCGAGTCGGTGGGCCTCTCCTCCGGGGCCTACCTGGCCGCCGCCGGTGACCTGGGCAACCTCACCACCAATCTTGGCTTCACCGCCGATGAGGCGGCCAATATGTCGGTCGATATGTTGGCCCTGGCCGCCGATATGGGCAGTTTTAACAATGCCTCTACCACTGAGGTAACCGAGGCGATGGGGGCCGCCTTTAGGGGCGAGACTGAGCCTATCCGCCGCTTTGGGGTGATGCTCTCGGATGCCGCGGTCAAGGCCAAGGCCATGGAGCTCGGCCTCTACTCGGGGGTAGGGGCCCTCGATAGCAACGCCAAGGCCACCGCCACTTACCAACTAATCCTCGAGCAAACTACCGCCGCCCAAGGTGACTTTGCGCGGACCTCCGATGGCCTGGCCAACACCCAAAAGATATCGGCGGCCAAGATGGAGGACGCTTGGACCAAGGTAGGCGAGACTCTCGCCCCCCTGGCCGCCGACATTCTGCCGGTGCTCGCCGATGGGATAGTGGCGGTGGCCGAGGTTATCGCCGACGTAATACAGGCGGTTAAGGATTGGGCCGACGATAACGGCCAACTATTGGCCGACCTGGGCAAACTAGCCGACCTCATCATCGATGAGCTTGTCTGGGCCTTTGGTGTATGGATGGACATTATCGGCGAGCTCGGCTACCGGCTCGGGGCCCTCATCGGTTTGATAATCGACATTCTCGGGGCCATCGTTGACTTTGGGGATGCCATAGTCCGGGCCCTCAGTGGAGACTTTGAGGGGGCCGCCCAAGCCGCCGAGCGGGGCTTGGATCGGATTGGATCATTCGCCGAGAATGTCCAAAGGGTGATGGGCGACACCGCCCGGCGGGCCGCCGATGAGCAAGCAATGGCCGCCTCGGCTACCGCCGCGGCCTGGGATGATGCCACCGCCCAAGGCCTTAAATCTTCCGAGGAGGTATCCGAGAATTTCGCCCGCCAAGCTGCGGCGGGTGGCCGGACCATTGGCACCGGGGCCACCGAGGGGGTGGAGTCGGGCATCCGGGCGGGTACCCCGGGCGTAGAGGGGGCCGCCGAGAATATGGGCGACACCATCCCCGAGGCGGTCCATATGAGCGCGGCGGAGGCCTACCAAATCGCCCGATCCATCCCGGGCAAAATGGCCGATGGGCTGCGCCAAACTCGGGATGCGGTGGGCTCCGCGATGGACCAACTAAGGGCCGATATCAAAAACAGCATCTT